GTCGAATCTTTCATGTGTTTTTCCTTGTGTAAACTTATGTCGTTTATTGGGGTTTACACAAAATATTTTACAGTCTCCTTGGTAGGTGCTAATCAGGCGTACAATCGCAGGGTCATCTTGTGCGTCCAAGCCAATTACTGCCACGCCCTTGTTGAGCGCTTGCTCAATGCGTGTGCGAGTCAAACGCTTATCGGCTGTGACCACAGGCAGATTTGGCAATTTGATGCCATTAAATGGCACGGCAGGGTCTAGCTCTGCTGAGATAGCAGCGGCGACACCAGCGGCAATCTCTGGCTCAAAGCCTGTCGCACCGTGGTAGCAGACAGTAACCACACGATATGAGGCTTTAACTTTGGCAAATTGTGCAAACGTCGTCGCTTGGTCGATGTCGCTAAATGGTACGATTAAAATAGCATCGTGCTGTTCAGTCGCCGAGCTGACAAAGTCAAGATGCTCAACCCATGCGTTGGCAGTCGCTTCATCGGTGATGGGGTAGGACAGAGCGATGATGCTGTGTCCAAGGGGTTGTAATATGGTTTGGATAGTCACTAATTTCTCCTATTTTAGAATCATCGTGTCAAACAAAAAACGGTTAGCAGTACCCATGCCGATTTTGACTAGCTGGGTTTTGGGTGGTAATTGGTGTAATACATGCTCGGTGCCGTATCGCTCACGTTGATAGCGACAGCAAAGTTGGTCATTGTTGATATACGCAAAAATCACATCAGAATTGGCAGTGTTAAAAGCGCGTTTATCATCTAAAGACACACGCGGATTTTGGACATTTGGAAAGTCGGTGATGGTTTGAGATTGGCTCACCGTATCGTACCAGTACAGTTTTGCGATACCACCTGACACATACGCCAAAACTGGTCGCATATTTTGGTCAAATGTTAAGTCAAGCTCGGTGATGTTGGGCGCTGCTAACAGCGTTTTTGCGGTGTCTTTTGGCAAGTCACTACGTTGGATGTAGATAGCCTTGCCATCCGACCATGCGCGCCATGTATGCGAGACTAGACCTTGGCTGGTGTCGGATAAACCAACACTGCCTAATTCCCAAGATTCGGTAATTGGGTAGGCTTTGTTACGGGGTGATAGTAGGCTGTCGTTGTCCGTTGACTCAACGATTGCAAGGTCAATGGCTTGTGGCAACATTACAACGCACCCTCATAGCGACCCCATGAAAACTCAATAGGGATGGATAATGTTTGGGTTGCAGTTTTTGTGATTGGGCTGTCATCAGCAACTGAACCGAAGCGAACTTGCCATGTACCAATAAAAGGCAGGGAAACTAACATACTGCGAATTGCAAAATTAGCAACGCTAATAGAAAGAGATAGTGTAACCACTCGTTTATAACTGCCTAAAACATAAGGCGATAATGTCTTAGCATTTGACATCGAACCACCACCAGTAGGTGCTGATGTGACCGCCGCTAAGTCACCCGTAGCCAATTGGAGTGATAAAGAATTAATAGTACCCATTGCATCAAGGTTAAGATTGGCAAACGAACTTGTTCCCACATGAGCAGGTCTTGTTTTATAATTATAAGCAACACTGCCACCCACACCATCTAATAAGTTGAAAGTACCCGTCTTATCCGTTAAATCAAAGATTCGCCAAACCTTATAATAAATATCAAGCTGTTCGCCACTTAGCACAGTGATTGTGGTTGGATTGCCATTGCTGTCTTTAATCAAAGCGCGTGTATTTAACGAATAGTTAGTGTTGCTAGAAAAACGGCTTGCTAAACCCACTTCTGTGATATTTGCATTATCTAAGCCTTTAATCGAGTATTTGCACTGACGACTTGTTTTATATAAGTTACCATCTCTAACGACATCATAATCTTTTTTATCATCTACCCCCGCCAAAATTGCGTATCCGACAGCGTTATCAAGTTTGGTTTGTGTAACTTTTGGTATGCTATTACCTGTCCCAACTACACAAGCACTATTAAAAGAGTAGGTTGTATCATCACTGCCAAAATAGTCCAACCCTTGGTCTAAAATCAAATTTTTTTGATAACCGGTGTCTAGCTTAACACTGCCATCTGCACGTTTTACCACGCAGCGAAATTCACCTGCCATACCCATATTTGCTTGCATAAAAATGTCCTTAAACTGTTTTTAATGTGATATCTAGGGGCTTAACTGTTGGTTGATACGCATCACCATCGACACTGTTACTAACCACCACCCGTTTTAACGTGATATCTAACGGTTTCACTGTTGGTTGATACGCATCATCATTAATATTTACCGTGCTTACGATTGATTTAAGCGTGATATCTAACGGCTTGATTGTCGGCTGATAAGCGTCTTTATCGTCAATCGGTTTATTTAGCACAATATCCCGCATGGTGATATCTAACGGCTTGATTGTCGGCTGATAAGCGTCTTCAGCATAGCCTTGCTTTAAAATATCTTTAAGCGTGATGTCTAGTGGCTTAACTGTCGGCTGATAAGCGTCTTCTTTTTCAATTAATGTCGGATATGGACGGCTGGCATACAGAGTATGGACAGGCTCAGCTACTTTCCCAACCCTTCAACATTGACCCCCTGCGAGAGTTGCACCATCGCATCAATCATGCGACCAGCTTCACTATTTAATCCGAATTTACTATTAGCAGTGGTCTTGTCATAAATGGCAACTGGTGTTGTAATTGGCGATGGCGGCACATCATTAGTGACAATCACAATTTTATGATTTTGACCTACCAATCCAGTGCGCTGCGTGTTGGTATTAATCTCAGTATAAGTACCTGGGGTGCGGACTTTTCCAATGCTCATCACATTATCCTTCTAAGTTAAGTTGTTGATATCACGGGCTATCGCTTGATAGCCCTGTGCTTCATCCAAGATATAATCTATCGCCACCACATCTAGCCACGGCTCATCTGTTTCATCTGCCGCGCTCGATGTCGTTGCCGTCACAATCCAGTCATACGCTAGGACGCTGACGGTTTCGTTTTGGGTGCGAGTGTTAAATAGGGTAGTGATTGATCCATCTTCTAGCGGTTCAATTGGTAGCCCCAGTCGACTACGCTCTAACGCTTGCTCTACATCGCTAATAAGCTGATAACTCCCCACAGATAGCATTTTGCCAGTTTTATCAAATGCCCCTTGCCGCGCCGTCTCCTCCACCCGTTGTGAGCTTGCACCCACTAGCACAGTAAATACATACTCACGAGCCTTGCGGCGGTTGGTGGTTTTGACTGGGGGTTTGGCTTGCTTGAATGTCACCCAAATAGCAGGGAACTGACTGACGACTTGGGCAAACTCATCAGGATTTTGCATATCAAAGTCGCCACCATAGGATTTAATCTGACGCACGTTATGACCGTGTACGTCATAATAAGCCTTAATCGTGTCTTTGATACCTTGCTCAATCGCTGTGAGAATAGGCGTAGCCATTACCAACCTCCTGAGAGGCGTTTAGAAAACGTCTGGGGGACGTTTTTAGCCTCGCAAGAGCCAAGCTGCGCTTGGCTGACCCAATACCGATTAGTCACCAACCACTACCTCCGAATACCGTATTGCGACCATTGGTCATCTGTGCCAAATTAGTCGCTGCTACAGCATTGGTTGCAGTGGTGCTTGCCCCAATACCGATTTTGCCATCATTGACCTGTTTAAGGTTGCCAACCGCCAGTTGATAACGTTTTTCGTCACGCTCACTGACACGACTTGCCCCTAGCACCACATGATAGCGAGCGATGTCGCACGCCATCATCTGAACAAAAGGTGATTGCAAAACCGTGGGTACGCTCATTTGCTTAGCAAGATACGCATCTACTTCCGCATTGGCACTGTCAATTGCTGCTTGCAGTTTGATTTCATTGATTTGTCCCGTGTAGGGTGGTTCGTTGTCCGTGATTTCGGTCAAGTCTTGCACTCCAAAACGGGTAATCATGGCAGCGATGGTGGCGTAGGTAGTGGTCATGGGCTACTCGTTACGCTGAGCCTGTTGATTTATAAGCCAACTGCCAGAATGAGTAGCCAGCACCATAACGCGCTTCGATACCAAATTTATAGACACCACGGCTGAATACATCTGGGCTATTGATATCGGTCTGCTGCACAAACACTAGCTTTTTACGCTCTTGGATGATAAGTGGTTTGACAGGCATATGCTGGTCAAGTAAGTACCAAGCTTTGTCATCCTCAAGGTCATCTAACACGACCAGTTCAGCCGTACCTTTGTAGATGTTGATGCTGTTATCATCAAACTTGTCCGCAGTGAGCAGCGTTTTAGCCACGTCTTCTTGAGCAGGGGGCACGACAAGCACAGTTGGGCGTACTTTTAAGCCACGACCATCTTCATCTTTTAGGCTACGCATGGCGGTACGGGCTTTACCATAGCTAGCTTCCGCTGCCGCACGACTGGCAACAGATAATTTAGCTGTACCGAGGTTACTGGCTTTGCCAGCTTTACCGTTAACAGTCACAGGGTGATCAGAACTAAAGAAAGGCTTACCGTCATAGCACAGGTTGGTATCACCATCGTTGAGTAGGGCAGCGACCATTTCATCAGGTAACTGTGCACCTGACCAAGTGGCTTGTTGCACCATGTTTGAGTATTGACCGATATTGTCATCTTCGATGTCATCACGCAGTACTTCAACGGTGGATTCATACGATTTGTTGGGGATGGTATAGCCTTGGGCTTCGAGTTTATGGATGACTTTGTCACCAATCCACTCACGCATTTTGGGAAATTTACCCAGCCATGCATAAGTGTTTTGGGCAGAACCAGATGACACTTTCATCGCCAGTTTTTGCCATTGGGTTTCGGTTTCTTTGAATGCCGTGTTAAAGGTCATGTTCAAACCAGCGGCAATGGCTTGTAGATTTTCACGAGTTAGTTGCATAAATTTATTCTCTTAGAGTATGTCAATATTTACGAATTAAGCCATCACACCCGTCGGTGTACCCATCACTTCTACCCAAACGTGTGTGCCACCATCCAGCCCCATCATCGTACCTGCAATGAGTTTACCTTGCGTGGCTTTACCCACTGTACCATCGCCTGTGATAGCCACAGGCTTACCGATATCTGCTTGAGTCAGCGGAGCAGCGGCATCATTGGCGAGCATAAAGTGACGGTTACGCGTCACCGCGATATAAGCCGCACCGTCTGCGCCTTGCGTGTTGTCAACATCATGCTCAGCACGACCAAAAAACAGTTTGGCAGTCGCATCATGGGCAGGCACAGCAAAGCCTTTTGAGTTGGTGGCGACCATTTGGCTTTCAGTGATAGCGACAGCAGCAGCCACCAACATGGGGATGCGAATACCGTCACGGTAAGGGGTCTGTTTCATGATTTTTCCTTAAAAAGTTATGAGAGGGGATGACTGTTTACGCCATTGAACTTGCTAGGTCTTTGGCATCAACACCCAATTGTGCCGCTACCAGTTTGACATCAGCAGTCAAGGCAACTGTTGTGGTGGCAGTTGAGACTGGTTTACCTGCGGTTTGGCTTTGGGTCAGTGCAGCGATTTTTGGTTGGCGGCTTAAATAGTCTTTAAAACCTTGTAGGTCTTTTTGGGCATACAGCATTGCCCACGACTCTTGAGCAGGGAGTAATTGACCATTAGATAACGCTTCAGCCACTAGCTCTTCGGCAGGGTCTTTTTGATTACCTTGCAATTCTGCGATTTTTTCATTGAGAGCGCTGACGACTTCAATGGGTACATACTTGGCTGGGTCAGGCTCTTTTTGTTCCAACGTAGCAGGGATAGGCTCACCCACTTTGGCAATTTCAGCTGATAGGCTTGCCAGTAGTTTGCCGTCATCAAGCATCAAGCCTTTTGCTGTTGCTTTGCTTTTGATGTCTGCAAAGTTTTGATTGAGCGCGGCAATCGCTTGCTCTTCGGTTGTGGTCTCAGCTAAGCCAAGACTGGCTAAAATTAAAGCTAACAATGGATTCATGCTGTTTTCCTGTTGTTGAGGTTTGGTTTGTGGAATGGTGATAGCTGCGGTCAGGAGTGCAGGCTTTAATTCATCAAGGATAGATAATGCAGGGTCATTGGTAATCGCCACACTATGTAGTCCTAGCACTACGCCAGCTTTGTTGTACAAAACCACAGGCGACTTAAAGCGGTATTCGCCATTGTCGATGTAGTCTTTGGCTTTAGCAGTGAACTCATAGTTATTGCTACACAAGCCCACACCATCGACATACAAAAAACTACCAGCCTTTAGCCAACCTGCCGCAGGCGCAGGCTGACCATTTTCTTTTGACAAGATAGTTTGGTGTTCATAATCAATCACCAAATCTTTGGCAGATTGATTAAGCGATGCCGCCAATGCCATGCCATTATCTTTTTTCATAATCCAAGCAGGCGCGTCAAATGGTCTACCGTCTTTGGCTTTGATCGCATCACCTTCAGGGAAAATCAAAAAATGATTGGCTGGCACACCTGTTTGGCTTAGGGCAAGGGATAAGGCGGATAGTTTCATTTTCAATCTTAAAAACCTTCTGGTTGAGCAATTGCACGAACTAAGTGCATTATTCCAGTTTGCAATTCTGATTTAGCCAAAGCTGCAAACCGTTGTGGTTCGGCACGACATAAACGGTCATATTCATCTTGATTAGTGACTTCAATACACTGCTCAACGATGCAACATTGACTACGTTGATTATCAATATGATTCTTGACTTCGCTAACCAATTCACCCAATTCATTACCTTTGGCTTTGACTTTGTTCATCAAGTCAATTTCATATTGACTTAAGTCACGATAGCCTTTGATTTTCTTATGCTGATTTTCCATACGATTTTTCCATCATGGTTGATGTAGCAATCATGACAAAAACATAAAAGTGAAATTAGGTGGCAAGTTTCCGAGTTTTAAAAAGTATTCGATAAAATCCGATGAATGGTTATTGCATTATATATTCATGTATATATAATTATATTCATGTATATAAACACTACCAACGAGGCACTTATGTGTGAATGTGACCTAATTAACTATCACGATAACCAATCAAAGTCATTAACACAGGCAGATACAATGAAACCAAGATTTTTACAAGGCACTGGGCGCCCACGTGCTATTATTAACCCACCAAGCCAACCAATGACAGGAGGTAAGTATGCCGATAACCGAGGCGCAACATCGTGCGACAGGCAACTATCGCAAGAAGACAATAAAAAAGGCAACTATCGCAAGAAGACAATAAAAAAGGAGGTGGTGATTAACCCAGATACCCACCCAAAGGAAGCAGACTTCGTCGAAAACAAAAAATTCGATGGGTCGTTTAATGCACTTATGATAAAATTAATCGGTCAGCATATCGACCAATTAGACAATGACAACTCACCCAAAAAATAACTAAAAATCTATTTCGCTTTATAACGCCTTTACAGGCGTTTTTTATGTCTATAGTACAAAGACATAACCGCGCTATTAAAATAAAATCTAACGTCTGCCTAACGGGGTTTAAATGGATATTTGATAGCGTTAGCCAAAGCTACCTGCCAAATAACCATTGACCACCTCACGCACTGCTAAAAATCCGTCATGACTGATATCACCATTTTTATCTATTGGGATAAAAGGACGCGCAGGGATATCCCCCCACGGTATGGGGGATTTAGCAGTATGCCCATATTGACCCATCTTAGCCCCAAATTGATGGGTTGGGGCATACACAAGGTTTGTTCCTATGGTTGCAGTATCATTGGTATGAGTAGCTTTGATACTGCGTTTGAGTTCGCCAGTATCTTGTAATATCGCACCTGCACCGCCACGACGTCTAGCAATGGTTAAAGGCGATAACCCAGCCCACGCAGGACGCCCCCCAAGCTGGAAATTCATCATGGTTTCAGATAGTAGCGCACGGCTAATGTCTTCCATCAGTGGGGCAGTATGGGTCAGGTGATTGGCGGCATTGTGTAATACTCGCTCAAGTTCGCTGGTGTCAAGATTGATGGTCATATCATGCCTTGATTTTGTTAATAATAAGCCATACAATGCAAGTATGGCATTGTGTACTCAATAGGAAGGAGCTCGGTTAAGCTTGTCTTATCCGTGTAATGTGCGGTTCGAGTCCCACCCAATGCCACCTAATTTGTCGTCATTAACGCGTAATGACTGCCATTTTCGATATTCTCTATCGTATCTACCGTGATTGTCCGTATCACATTGCCTGTAAATTTCTGTTTTTCATTAAAGACATTGTGACCTTTGATGTTTTCATTCAAGCGCATGACTAACCGATATTTTGAGTTTGGCACATCAAAGATGAACACAGGATAATTTTTTTTGTTATCCCAATACAGGGCATATTTGCCTGTCAAATTCTCGACAATATTTTCTACCCAGTCTTGGCTATGGGTTTTATGCCCACGAGCCAGATGATGCAGACTAATACGGTCATGCAAGGTAATCACCGCTGTTTGTAGTTCAAAGTTTTTTTCACTTGCCAAAGCCTCAATGAATACACTGGGAATCACCCCTACATGACGAAATTCACCTTTGGCATATTTGGCATCAACGCCTTGCACCCATGTTTTTACTTCTTGATTAACTTGAGTTTTTATACGTGGCTGTGCCAGTGCTTGGCTCACCACACGACTGGCAAATTTTGGCTCTGCCAATATTGCCTTATCAAATAGCGTCTGCATGGGCAGTATCTTTGGTGCGTGATTAAAGCCCACATCTGTTTTAAACACCGCCCCATTATCCAGCTCAAACAGTGTCCGCTGGGCTTCCTTGCCATTGGGAAGTTCTACCACTTGGGTAGATAGCTTGCCCTCACTTTTGCTCACTTTGTAGCCGTAGCGGTCAATCTGTCCCTGTGTCAGCTCCACGATAGTACAGCGACAGTTATAGCCGTTTGGTGGGCTGATAGATGACCATGCAGGGTCAGATTTTTCCATGACCTTGCCATGCAAGGCTTTATGCGTTGGACGAGTGCGGTTATCCATGATAGCGGAATACATCACATAGCCGAATGGATCATCGTCACGGTCATTAAAGATAACTTGTTGTCGCCCTGCCTCATACGCCGCTGCCACATTGGTGCGATAGATGGTCTCAAGGCGGTGCTGTCCACCTGTGACGACTTTTTTGGCATTGCCTTGAGCATCCACATTGATTTGTCCATCGTACCAGCCAGATTTTGCCAGTACTTTATCAATATCCTTTGCCCACGCCTTATAGCCCTTACCCTCTTGCATGGCATCAATGATGCTACGCTGTACAGTGGTTGCCAAATCCACATCCACCATCTTAGCCACGACAAAGGCACGGTCATGGGCGTTGTCCAGCAAATCAGTATATGCCCAGCTGGCTTTTGGGAATTTTTGCTCAAGGTAGCGGATAGCATCTTGTGGCGGTGATTTAAAATCAAATCCAGTTTTAGGCATTGCTACCTCTAGCAGTCAATTGGTCATCTATGCCCATTGCGGTGCTGATAGCAATCATCTGGGTAAGCGATGCTAACAGCTCTGGATTATCTGGCATATTGTCAGATAGATACCCCAAGGCTTCTTCAAAACTATCAAAGCCTTGCAGTTTTTCGACCATACCAGCCGTTAGACGCTGCCCAATTTGCCCCAGCATATCGTTAGATAGCACAGCGTCAAGCCCAGTTTCTAACGCCATACGTTGGCTTTCTGCGGTAGTTTCGGCAGGGATAGCCGTATCAGTCGCTTGATTTAGCATGGCAATCGCTGGCAGTTGAGCGGTGAGTGGTGCTTGGTTGGTTGGTTGGTTGGCTTGCGCCATTGACAATACAGGCTCATCACCGCTGACCATTGGAATGCCAAGGCGTTTATGCGCCCAAGGGGCAGGTATTTGCATACCAATACTGACCAGTTTTGGCAGGGCTTCAGAATACACCCCGATATCTTCCGTTTCTGCCAAGTCAAAAACAAACTTCGGATAGCGACGTGGCGATACATTCGGATAGTTAATCCGCATCAATGCCCCAATCACGTCACGACTGATACTACTAGCAAGCTGTTTGGCATCACTGTCACGGATTTCTAAGCGTGTTTCCTCATGTACTTTGCCAAGGGCATTAGTTGATGACTTGCCATCTGCCTGTGATGTTAACGTACCGCCTAAGATGGCTTTAGACTGCGACATCTCACACCATTTAATCATATCCATGAATGGGTCACTGCTACCCTTAGCAGCCTCTTTAAAATCAATCATCATGCCTTGTGGAATTATCCCTGCTGCACGGTGTCCGATTTCCATCACTGCCCTGAGTAAGGTCAATTTCTCCCCATCCGTTGCCCCAGCAGGATAAGTACCCAAGCGTAGCGGAAGCCCATAAATCTCAAGAAATTCTGCCAAATCACGCACACTGTAGTTTTTAAACACATACGACCATACCAACGCTCGGTGTAGTCCACCACGCACCAAGTAGCCCGATTTGGCTTTGTGGGTATGCACCAGCCACGCATTTTCCCAGAGCGGCTCATCATCACCTAAGCCATTACCCGCCAAGAGCAGCTCACGTTGATTAAATGGGTCAATGATAAACCGCTGCGGCACGTGCCACTGCATGTCATTAATTAGCCATACGTTACCTTCACGCACCCAGTGTAGCTCATGACAGCTAAACCCTTTACCGATGGCATCTAGGCTATCTGTGATAATGTCTTCAAAGTTTTCGATAATACCCATTAACTCACTGATAACTTCGGTATATTTTTGCTCATTGGCATCGGCATTTTTTGGGGCTTTGATTGACCAGTCCAGCTTGGCAACTGTGCGTTTACGCTTGCTCATCTCAGCGAGCAGGTGCAAGTCACGCTCTTCCATGTCTTCAAATAGGGCAAGCATGGCATTCATGTTTCCCGCTTCAGCTTGAGTGAGTAGGGCATGGACTTTAAGCGGGGTGAGTCCGATGGCAGGGTGTTCAAACTCTGCACCGTATGCGGTCATGCTGCGGTTTTCGGTTTGGCTTTGGGTGAGTTGGTCTTTGTTAAAGAGTTTGGGGATGTTTTTTAGAGCAGCAATGGCGTTAAGGGGTTGGTTGTACCATGACATAGGGTAGTCCTCAAGATTTTAACTTTGAGTGTATGCCTTGTTACGGGTAGATGCGATGTGGCGTAATTCCGATTTTTTTATAGCGTTAGAATTTAATTTATTTTATTCTAACGCTTATAACTCAACATAAATTAAGGATGGTACTATGAGTAAATTTCAAGTCGCCCATATAAGAGAACAAGGACAAAATATGATTATTGTTTTTGTTGATAAGAAAGTAGGCTCAATGACTAGTAGCGATAGAGCTGAAATCATGGCTGCTCTACAATCTTGTGCTACCAGCGCAGGACTTGCAGGAAATGTTGTATTAGTTTGGCAGACAAACTCTGGACGAATGGAATTTTGTGCACCACAGCGTTGGCATCCATTTTTTAAATCCCTTAGTTATGAATACCTTGCTTCAAATGTCAATAAAGAACTGACTTGCAATAGCATTTAATGTATTTTAGCTAACGATAACAATCTAACTTGTTCTTGCGTCAAAGCAATGTTACCTACGACCTTAATTAGATTGGCTTGGTGATTTTTATAATTGCCATGCCCACATAAACCTGTGCCAACTGCATAAACAGATCTGCCATTTTCAATATTTGGTAAAACTAGTTTTTTTAAGTTAGCCATGAGAACTCCTTATGAAAAAAATTGCCTTGATTTTACTTTCAATTTTGCCTTTGATCGCCATAGCCAAACCTTATACACAGACCTACAAAGGCGGTACTATGCACACTTTTAAAAGTGATGATGGTCAAGTATTGCTAACCAACCGTATCACTGAAGACAAAAAACCAGACTGGCACACTTCTGAAGCTGAGAAATTCAAATACGTCAAAACAGAAACAATTCCCGATAGAACTGAAACCATGCCCAAGTATGGGAAAAAATGTACTGCCAATAAACTAGCCCCTATCTGTCATGGTAATACTTGTTACTGGGGTTATGTTAGAAGACCAGAAGGTAGTTGTGACTAATCAACAAAACCCCTGCATACCACCCATATGCCAATCATCAAAAATATCCTTCATCTTGCCAGATAACTCACTTGCGGTAGGTACGGGCGTCCATGCCATCGTTGCCATTGGCATGGTACTGGCGTAATCGCATAGCAAATGCGCAATGCCTGAGTCACCATGCCTTTTGTTACTACCATCTTCCGACTTGGTACGCTGCTCAGGGATTTTTGCCACCCCTTTGACCTTACGAAACAGCAAGTGGTCATCACGAATATCTTTGTTGGCTGGCATATTTTCAATCATGCCATCTTCAAGACTGGCTTTAAAGTGTGGCGTATGCTCACGGTACCACCCTTCAGACAGCATCACCGCCTCGACACGCTCACCCCACTTGATTTGCATCTGCTCCGCCAGATAACCACCGTTACCCGTGGCATCATGCGCACCTTTGGCAAAACGTGGTAGTTTGTCTGTCACGTGCGACAAGATTTGCTTTTGCTGATTATACGGAACTTTAATCATTTCAAGCACAAACGGACAGTAACGCTTTAGGTTCAGCCGTTGACCTTGTACCCACATTGATGACGCATCGCGCTTACGGGCAAAATCTAGCCCATAAAAATGCGTATCTTGCGGTTGCAAGCCCACTAGCAGCGGTTCAACCGTTGCTTTTAGCCAAGTCTCTACCTCTGTAGTGCGTGCTTCTTCTGTCCACGTATCAAAGCCTTTGGGTGCAGTAAAGGTCACAACTTGCGACTGCTCATCCGCCAATTTCTCAAGTAGGGCGGTGGATAGCCAACGCCCAGAGCCTTGGGATGGGATAACATCAAGCTCCTCGTCGGCATCATCGCCATAGAAGTCATAGACTTCCTTGACCCACTTGGCTTCCTCATCCGCATCGTACTCGATACCACGCCGCAGACAAACGCGCTTGTACAGCCCATCTTTGACAGCTTCATGAAAGTCGCAGCGAAACACCGAGCCTTTACGCTTGCCACTACGAATCTCATTGATAAGTTCGTTAAACAGGTTCTCATCACCATTGTGGGTTGAGATAATACGAACCTTACCGCCCCAAATCAGTAATGCCAGTGCCGCCTTGATTAAGCCAGCAAGGTCTTCATGGAATGCTGCCTCATCGATGACCACCACGCCTTGCTTACCACGCAAGTTAGATGGGCGACTAGATAGGGCAGTGATACGATGCTTTGAATTAGGAAAGCGAATGGTAAAGGTTTTAATTTGCTTGTCTTCATCTTCCCATAATCCTTCTTCGATTTCGCTTGCCACGTAATCAAACGAGCGTGCCCACATCGCACAGGCTTCGATGAACTCCATTGTCATGTCTTGGTTATAGCCGACATAATAGACGTTTTGCCCACCACTTTTTTTATCACTGGCAGCGATTAGCACATCATCGGCAGCCTCTGCCCACGTCAGACCAATACGACGAGACTTCTCAGCGACTTTAAGCTGGCTTTTATCCGCCACCCATGCCTGCTGATACGGCAATAGCACCGCAGGTGCAACGATACTGGCGGTGCTATCTAGTAGTGGTGGATTTTTACTTGGCATTATTCCGCAATCCCCAAAATCTCTTTTCTAATCATCTGGACGGTATCACCCGATAATCCACCTTTTGACACGATATTTTCTACCGCATCTGCTGCCTTTTGCGCCTTGTCACGTACTTCAACCTGCCATTTTTTCTGATTGACGGACGCCGTGGTGACATTGGCAATGCCTTTACCTGCTTGACCAAACAGCTTGATACGGTCAGCAGGACTCATGGCGTTTTCATCATCTTCAACCACGGATTGAAAATCAACGAGCGCGTTAAACAGTTCAGTCTGTACCAACGACAACACCGCCTGACTACGCACATCCGCGTCATCAGGTGCTTGCTCGGCTATCATCATTGCCGCTTGTGTTGACGCTTGGACAGCCGCTAATTTGCGCTCTACCTTTTGTCCATAGCGATGAATTGACGACTTGCTAATCTCATAACCTTGCTCACGTAGCCATGTTTCAAGGTCAACATAGCCATTAAAGCCATTATCAAACAGCTTATCATCTAACAGTTTCTTGATATCTGGTGGCAATCTATCAATCGCGCTTTCACGTCCCATGTTTACCCCCTATCGCCACAAGGCTACAGCAGTCACATAACCAATCACAAAGCCAACAATGCCGCCAAGCAATACACCCACACCAAGCATTTCCATGATTTAGCCCACCCAATACTTAGCAGGACGAGCGATACCGCTTGGGCAATCACTGGTATATTCGACCACATCGACACCATCAGCCGTCAGGCAGCCATGCCAATGACCAGAGGGTTGACGTTGCACCTCAATCATGCCTTTTTGCTCCAAATAACCCATCTGAGTATGTAGCTCATTAGCGGTGGCGTCAGGATAAATTTCACGCATCACATCAAGCAGCAAAGTATCCAAAGCTCCGATAGGACGGGCTTTATCAAGGGCGTTAATTAAATGCCAGCGCATACCTGCACGCCGAGTTTTCAGCAAATCTACACTCATGTTATTTCTCTTTAGCAAATTGGGTTAAGGTTGTCTGTACGGCATCAATCTTGGCTTCAACAACCGTAAATGAACGAATAAAATCTTCTTTGGCAACATATTCGCGGGGCAATTCAGCTTTTAGTTTTAAGATTTCACGGTCAAGCTGGCGGATGGCTTCAGATTCTTTGCTCATCTGGTCGCCCATTTTTGATAGTTCAGTCTTTAGCCCGTCATCACGGTCTTTAAGCGATGTTTCTATTCGCCCAAAAAATGCTTTACCCGCCCCAAATATTGAGCCAACAATGGTGATAGCGAGCATTATCGCTTGGTATGCTTCAAGGCTAAATGTCATCGTTTTTCCTCTAGGGCAGTTTGGCATTTGATACAGCGTACTGCCCACGGTACCGCTTGTTTGCGCTTTTCGCCGATAGGTTCGCCACAGTCGATACACTCAGTATCATCTGTGGCGTTGTGATGGGTTTTAGCGATTTGACTATCTAGCCAGCGCTGTGCCTCATCATTGGCGCGGTCGATGATGTCAGTCATGATAGGTATCAAACCCTACTGGCGGTTTTTGTTTAACAAATCGCAATACCAAGCCACAGATAGCCACAATCGCAATGAGATATTTTTGGATAGTCGGTGGTAACATCGCCACCACTTCAGGGGGCAGTGGTACGGTCGCCAAAAAGACAATAATCATAAATGCCCAGTTACTAAACCACTTCCAGCCAGTTTGCCACTTTGGTACGAGTTCAAATTTCATCTTTCACCAATCAGAATTATCAAATTTCAAAGTGGGGGCTATCAGACTCACCACGTTCACGCGGCTTACCATTATTGTTCCAATCCGCTCCCCAACGTACAGGTACACCTAATTCTTTAGCAGCCTGTAGCATTGCTTGAGCAATCAAATCAAACTTCTTCAGGTCATTCCAATCTACAGGGTAAGGCACTAAATCAACTGCCTTACCCTCACAGTGCTTGCTAGCGAATGGGTTATTCAGCCAAGTGACTTTAGCGGCACTTGGATTTGCGTATTTAGCTGGCACACCCTTTGCGCTACATTGTGCGGCAGTTCGCCCTTTCCCATAGTTAATCATGCACTGCTCTTTGGAGCGCACGCCCTCAAGCACCATAAAATCGACCTGTGAGATTTCAATCGCGCGTTTTACCACGGCAACCAATTTGTCATCGACACCTGCCAAGCGGCTCAAACTGCGTTTAGATAATTGATAAGACATAAGTACCCTTTCGTCATTTTTTGCTTATCATAGGCATTTGGCAGTGTTGGCAATACGTGGCACAGTTCCGATTTTCTGATTGCCAAATTTTAGGCATAAAAAAAACCGTTAGACGGATTCACTTCTAACGGCTTTGATGGTGATAATTGATTAATCAAACAGCCTAAACTGACTTCTAGCATAGACCGCATTAGCTCTATCTCTAATATCTTTTTCGATGATTTTGCGGATGGTTCGCACGTGCAGGGCAAACTTAGTTGCAAGGCGATTGGGACATTCACCAGATTTTGCCAACGCAATGATTTGCTGATTGCGTTTGACTATTTCTGCTTTTTTGTTGAGGGGTACATTGAGTACTTGACCATGCCAATAGCGGCATAGACGTTTTGCCGTATCAATGCCCAGTGACCCAATCAGTTTATGGTCATTTTTTAGGTTGTCGACATGGGGAATATAAAGTTCAGTACCACCAAACTCAGACACGATTATTTGAGCCGCCTCAATCCCGACTATCATAGCAATGTTTTCATAGGTGGTGGTGACTGACATAGATGCCTCTTGATTATCATAAACCGTTAGAATTACTGAAGTTTTGTTGATTGACGCTTTTTATTATACGCTAAAGCCGCAACAATACCACGCAATTCATCACCATTGCAGAAGCGCAAATCTTCTTTGTTATACATCTTTTTTGCCATACCTTTGGCATACACCCAAGGGTAGCCACCATCAGCAAGTAATGCACCAATTTTATCCAGCATTGGCTGATTGTGGTTGACGACATCAGGCTGTGGCTCTTTGGGTGTAACGGTGAAACCTTTGGATTTTAGCGTGTCGAGTAGTTTGCGTAGTTCTGGCATGGTGCAGTCTTTAGACGATGTTTTGCCCACGGCGTTTTGCAGTACTTCACGATAAGTACTGTCATCAAGTGCCAGCTCATTTTTGGCGACATGAATTAGAGTAATGAGCTTACCACGCTCAATCTGGGCTTTGGTTTTGGGTTTTGCTGCCATAACTTTTCCTTATTTTTGTTACAAAAAAGGCGTGTCACCAACGCAACACGCCTTTGGTTAGCGGTAGATTGTGATTAGTTCACAGCATCTTTTAACGCTTTACCTGCCTTGAAAATTGGGGCTTTTTTGGCAGGTATTTGGATGGCTTCGCCTGTAGCAGGGTTACGCCCTTTCTTTGCCTTACGTTCGGTGACTTTGAATGTGCCAAAGCCTACCATTGTCACTTCATCACCATTTACAAGGGCTTCAATGATGCCCACTTCTACAGCTTGTAGGGCAGCAGTCGCCTGTACCTTGGTTAAGCCAGCATCAGTGGCGATTTTTGCGATTAATTGAGACTTATTCATAACATTTTCCTTTTTGGGTTTAGTAAGTGACTTGGAAGCCGCCAAGCCGTCGGGTTTTAATTATTTAACGTCAACTTCAAACGGCTTGATTTCAAAAAACTCTTGACCGCTTTTGATAGTCACACCTGCCACATCCTTTACTGCTAGCGGGTCAGCCAAAATAGCTTCTTTATTCACCTCTTCTTTGACGCGGATAAACTGGGTCAAACCCTTTTCTTTCAGGCTTGCAATCACATCTTCGATTTTGCGTAGGCTCACACTCGGTGGGCTAAACCGCCAAGAGACTTCCCCCGTGATTAGGTTTGCCGTTTTTAGCCCTTTTTCTAGGATTTTGCTACGATTGGCAGCGCACCAGATTTCTACTGCACCCGTCATCTGCTCAATTTCTTGCTTTAGCCCATTGATAGATTCCGTGTAGCCGTTGGTAATGGCTGCCACTTCGTCATTCATCTTGGCTTGCAGACGGATGACTTCGCGGTTTTTGTCGCCGATATGACGGATAAAGTCTTGTACTTGCTCAAGGCTTTGACATGCGATGATAGTGGCGACTGCTTTGATTTTTGCTTTTTTAGCCATTTGGCTGCTCCTTGTTAGTAGTTGGATTTGATACGTTCATAAGTTTCATCTAGCGATTCCCCAGGGTCTCGTGCTTGGTTGACGATATCCCAAGTTTCTTGCTGGGTACGCCCAGCAAATACAGGCTTTTTCACCCCGTTAAATGCCACTGTCTCGCCATGCGCTGCACTGGCATTGGTCGTCTTGGCTGGCGCATCTTTGCGTGGATCAAACTGCCGCATCACGGCATACAGCCAGTTATGGTTTTTCAGCGGTAAGCTCAAGCGACCTTCATCACGGGCTTTAATCGCTTGCTCAATCGCCCACACCCACGCAGAGATTGGGGTGTCAAACGTGTGGCGATCAAATGTTACTTTTCCAGCTTTTACTACTGGGTTTAGCTCAGCCAATAGCTTGGCAACACGGTCAAAACTCAAGTCACGACCCACCGAGCGGAATAGTCCAAGATACTGGATAATGGGCGTTTTTAGTTCTGGTGGTACATCAAACGCTTGCAAAAACGCATCCCCGCCTTTGTTAGCCATGACAAGGCTATCAAGCGAGTGGGTCGCACCACAGTTTGGGCATTTAGTTTTCATCTATCCCCCTTCGGACAACTAGCTTTTGGACAGTAATGACATTTCTGACACGCTTGCCAGTGCCGCAGCTTAGCAGGGTGATGCGTTGGCGCATCCCCGTTTGTATGGTCGATACAATATTGACGGCTCACTGTTTCCCCAACGTATGGGCATAGCACTTGCTTGCGGTACTCAATGTACGCATCACGGATTTTGTCAGTCTTGCCCACATAGTTGCCACTGATAGCCAGTGACAGACTAGGGCGGGCATAGCCGATTTTTTCAGCAATGAGCGTCAGGCTACAGCCGTCTTGCTCCGCTTCTTCTTTTACCGCCTCTTGCCAGTTTTCCACGGTCACGGGGCTGATTCTTAAAGCACACATACCAACAGTCCCCCACAGCTAATCACCAAGCAAACCACCACAACTTCAAGCCAGCGCAAACGATTCATCACATGACGCATCTGAAATTCAAGCTTCATGATGTCGCTATCAAGCACTTCTTGATTGCGGTATAAGGATTCGTTAGTCATACGCTGTTTGCGTAGCCAGTCATCAATCGACTTACCATCCTTCGGCACACGTTTTTTGGGTGCTTGCAGGTGTGGAAATTCACCATCTTCATCGGTTGGCACTGGGTAGATGGCACAAGGTTTTATGGGCTTGTCATCAATTCTTTTCGTGTCGCCCACACACTGAACCATTATTGGAGTGGTATTTGGAGTTAACGTATTAGTCATGGTCAGTTTCCTTTTGATTTTGTGGTTTTGGGTCATACACGATGATGCCTAGATTTTGGTCAAATACTTTTTTACCACGCAGGATTTGTGGTGGTTTAGCCCCTGTATCTTCGACTAGTCGGTAGGTTGTAAACTCATTAGCATTCACACTCACAGGTTGTAGATAACCAGCAATCATCAATAGACGCAGATAAGTGACAATTGCCCCAAGCTGATCAGCGCGTCCAATGACGGCGTTGATTTGACGAGCATTAAATGTCTTTTGAATGCGCATGGCACGCCAAGCCGCTTCATTGAGCTGCTGTGGTACATATTCACCATGTCGATTGACTCTAGGCGGCTCTTGCCCTGTATCTTTGATAAGCACAAAGGTCGGTATGGATTTTTTCCAAACCCCTTTGTTTTTTTGTACATAACCCGTGGCTACCCAGCCATTGATGAGATATTCAATTTGCTTGATGGTAAAAGGCAGCGTCAGCACCACATCTTGCACACTTAGCTCTTTACCTGTGCGCAGCAAATCCCAGACTTGTTCACGCATGTTGCGGACGGGTGCAGATGGCTTGAAGTCAAATGCAGGATTACGCTGCCATTGTTGTTTGATATCACGACGAGATGTACGTGATTTTTTGATGGTTTGATTTTGCTCCAACATAGCTACTCCAACGCTTGAAGTCAGCTCAGTATCGTTTCTAGTACAGCAACAACACATAACTACCTCCTAAAATGACCGTGGTTTTGGCGACTCGCCCGTGATAAAGCCATTTGGTAATAGACGACGCAAATCTTCCATCACCACACTACGTTGCCCATTTTCTAAGGCACGTTGCGCTAGCATCTCAAGATTGGTACACACACGGCGAGTCGAGCCGCGCACTGCGCCAACAAGTTCAGCCAGCACATTTTCATCAATCGCCACTTTTGGGCTATACACTTGTGCCAGTAGCACCGCGTCCGCCACGCTAGCAGGTTGCGCTTGCACCCAATTCAAGACGCGCCCGTGGAATCGCTCCCATCGCTCAAGCTTACGTGGTAGCATTTCTTCACCAATGATGATGATTGTGCCTTGACTAGACTCATAAATATCCCGAATCATCTCAACCTTGCCACTGGCAGTAGCTAGGTGGTCAAACTCATCTACGATGAGCGGCTTACCACTTTTTGCCAGTTCATCGGCGATTAGCTGTAGCATCCCAGTCGCTGTACCAACGGGTGCGATATTCATCTCACGCAGTACCTTTTCAAGAAATGACTTCTTGGTATCGATACTTGACGCTTGCACATAGTAGGCACGGGTATGTGTCGCAACGAAACTCGCTGCCACTGACTTGCCAAAGCCACTAGGCGCATAAAACACACAGATACCGGGCAAGTTATGATGACGGTCAGTGGTGCGAGCGATGGCATCATGCAGTACTGCTACATTGGTCACTTGAGCAATCCCACCCACCGCTTGCACATGCGTCTGGGGAGCAGAATTGACATTTTTTGCATTTTCTTTCATAATAAAAATTCCTATGTGATTTCGATGTTAGATTGCAACTAACATTTAAATGTTATTTCCATCATCACGCCTATTTCGATAGGCGTTTTGCTATTTCCTCCTCTCGTTCAAGTTGCTCTAAGTGCGCTTCATGTTGCGCCATCTTAATTCGCCAAGTTTTTGACAAAGCGAATAACTCATGAAAATCAAAATCGTTAGAATCCAGCGTTTCACCTGCCGTTTTGCGTTTATCTAACGCAAGCCATCGCTCAAACCGCTCATCATCCGTTTCATTCATGATTTTCATATCAGGCACATCATTGACGGCACTGGTCATCATTGGCTTTGGCATTGAGATTACTTCCACCGCTTCAGCTTCGATAGTTTTATTCAAGGTTGCAAACGCTTTATCAATCTGCTCTTGAGGTAGTCGCATGGTATCGATATGCTCAAGCACACGGCTTGGCGACATCGTTTCAAGGATTTCATTGCGCTTGACATCATTGCGTTTAAGCTGACCCAATGCCCGTTTCTCATGCGCCTGTTCGATGACAGGTTGAGCAAAGTAAGCCCGCGTATTGGCTTCAAATTTCGCTACAGCGAGCAGTCGACCACTCACATCACGCACCCACACTTGGCTGGCGTCATGAATGTCATACCCCACATGCACTGTCTCACCGTGATACTGCTCAAGGTCGCGGCTGAAGTACACATGGCTAAACATCTTAATTTCACCGCGCAGTACCTTGCGCTCAATATATGGACGAAATAAATCGACCATATCCGCCTCATGCACTTGTACCAGTGGCTTGCCTAGATTGACCATCATTGTCAATTTTTCATCCCATACTTGTTGCGGTGTCAAATGCTCCTTGCGACCTGTCAACTTGTTATGGCGTCTTGGATGCGCATTATGCGGACGGTTGTTATACCGCTGCATTTCGTCATGGCATAGGGTCATAAAATCATCCCAAGCCAGTAGTAGCTTAGATTCGCCAAAGGTTGCAATATCTTTACGCGTTTTCTTAAACACTTTTTGCTTGGCTTCCTTATCCATGTCCACGCCGATATAGGTTGGCAACCGCTTCGCTGCCTGTATCCAAATTGACTGGTGCGAGCGTTCCACGATACCCTTTGCTTGACTGTTATAAGGCAATGAGTGGGTTAAGGTTGAGCCAAGTCTATCCATCAAGCCCGACCCATCACGGCTCATCATTGCGTTTTTATAGCCACTACCATTGTCGACATAAAACAGCGCCATTACCCCATTGGTACACACAGCCGTCCGAATCGCATCCAATACTGCCAAGCCACTTTCAGCCAAATCAATCGAAAATCCGACCAACTTACGACTAGCCACATCAATAATGGCGGTAATCTCTGGGCGAAATGGTCGACCCGATATGGGATGAGCCACTTCGGCATCGAAAGTATGACCATCGGCGGTATACACGTCAGTGGGGAACAGCTCAGACGTATCACGGCGAATAAACGGCTGGATATTTTTAAGCTCACGCGCCCCCATGCGTCCACGTTCCAATTCGACATTGCCCACATGGGTACGCAAAAAATAACTAGCCTGTGCATAAGTCGGCACATTTTCACCGCCCATCACATTTACCAATTCACGCATGACCATCGACAGGCTAGGCTTAGTCGGCTGCCCCCATAGTTTGAGCAAGGTCGCACCCCACACTGGCATGGTCACATCACGATGCTTAGGGGCAAGTACTGCTACTAGACTGTTATCACCTGCATTTTCAGCGAGTTTTAGCCAGTTAAACAGCGTGGCGCGGCTTACTTTGGCATTGCCATCTTTACCGGCTTTCGCATTGGCACGGCGCACGGTATCAGCAAGGGTCGCGGTTAGCTGACCGTTTTTGCTATCCGTGGCAAATTTTTCCACAGCTTTGGTTTTGCCCAGTAGGTCAGCCAAATCTAAGACATGGCGCACGATAGCAAGGCGAGCGGTACCGCAATCACGCTGCCAGTCTGCCAATAGGGTAGGGTTGAGGGCTTCCACAGTGGCGACGGGTTTATTTTCAATGGTCGCAGGAAGCTCAACGCTATCCGCCATGTGCTTAATTTGAATACTTTTAGCTACTTCTATATACTCAGTTGGCAATCGATAAGCCTTAGAAACACCACCTTTACCAACATTTCCTTTAACTTCAATATATTCCCAATCTTCTTTCTTAGCTTTATAATCTAAAGCTTGCCTTGAGTTTGGAAAGTCTGGAATATTCAAAGCCAGTATTTCTTGTAAAGTTAAATACTTTTTCATGACATCAACTCGGCGACTGTGGTATATTTAGCTGCATAACGTGGACGCACACGGTTGCCTTTAACATCCCAACGAGTAGGAAAAATATACTGTACGGGAATATTTAAAAAAGTAGCCAACGCAATTTCGCCTTTGGTATATGGTTTTTTAAAAGCTACGCTAACAGCAGAGCGACCAAGACCAGCATTCAGCGAAATTTGCTCAAGTGTAGAGCCTTGTTTCTCAATCAATGCCTTGATATCAGCAGGATGATAGCTACCATCTGGCTTTTTAGTTAAGCCTTTTAATAATGGATAATCATCAAATAAAGCCATTGTAAAAACCTTAAATCAGCTTCGGCTGATTTTTTAAAATAGGGTAATGTTAGAATTAATTAACCTTGTTTCTAACATTATAGTAAGCAAAAAAGTATGTGTAAATACTTTTTTGCTTACTAAATTGAAAAATAAATACTATTCTATTTATGTATATGATTTTAAAAGATAATTATTTTTGCTTAGATTAAAAATATTTTTGGTCGCTTTTGCTTAGTCTAAGCAAATCTAAGCAAAAAATAATAAAGGTATTTAAATTGGTATGAAAAAGAATAAAGAACAGTTGGGCTTAGAGTTTTGGGAAAGGATGAATACTCTTATTGGAGATGAACGCCCGTATAGTTGGGCAGTTAGACATGATATTCCAAAAGGCTCATTCCAAAGTGCCTATGAAAGAAAGGCAAAGCCCCTAGATAAAACGCTTGATAAATGGGCAGAATTGATAGGCGTCAATGCTCATTGGCTTAAGACAGGGCAGGGCAACCCACAAGTTCCTACTATTACCCTAGACCTGCCACCAGAATACAATGACCACCAGCAAGCTATACAGAACATTAGCATGGGCAGACTTATGGAAGCTCTCATCTTTGTCGATGAATTCCTAGAGGAAACCAATCGCACCATGACCGCAGAGCATAAAGCAGAACTCGTTATCAAAGTCTGCCACCTGCTTGCCATCATGCCAGAGCTAGACGATGACCAAAAACAAGCTCTCAAAGATACTTTAAAAATCGCTTAA